GGAGTCCTTTATGGCACGACAACCAGAAAAATTTGAGCGGAAGAAAATCCGCAAACGGCGCAAACCTATGTCGCCGGAACAAAAAGCGGCGGCAGTAGAACGTCTGGCTAAGGCTAGAGCAAAACGTGCCGCCGCAAATCCCCCTACATATAAGAATGTCCATCCAGATGTAGTTGCTATACCTGATGATGGTCATTTGTCACTTGCAAAGGTTCGTAAGTGGATTAAACACAACCGAGAGCTTCTCAAGGAAGAACGTTCTAGTTTACGAGCAGGAGTAAAAGGCTCTGAGGCTAAAGTTAAAAGCCTCGAAGGCTATATCCGTAATATGGAAAAGTATTTACGAGACGGTGATTGGTGTGACGACTTTTGGGGTGAAGAACAACAGACTAAAACAAAATGGCGTTGCATGGCAATGGCGTATGATAAAGACGGCAATCCTAAAAGAACACAGGGTGTTTACTATGAGGATCTCGGATATCGTTGGGGCTTTGAACCCGAGGAGGAAGAGGCATGATTGTAGTTGATTTTAATCAGACAGCCATTAGTAATCTGATGGCAGAGCTTCGTGGTCGCACAGATATAGAAGTGAATGTGCCTTTATTGCGGCATATGATTATCAATGCTATACGAGGTTATCGTAACAGGTTCCATGAAGAATATGGTGAGATTGTTATTGCATGTGACAACCGACATTATTGGCGGCGTGATGTGTTTCCTCACTACAAAGCCTCACGCAAGAAAACACGAGAGTCCAGTGGTTATGATTGGTCTTCTATTTTCGATGCTCTACATATGATACGCAATGAGTTGGATGAGTATTTTCCTTATCCTTTTATTGATGTTGACGGTGCGGAGGCTGACGATATTATTGGCACACTTGCAGAATACAGTCAGACACAGACAACGCCAGGTAAACTATTTGACGAGGCAGAACCTTTTCTAATTATCTCTGGTGACCATGACTTCCAACAGTTACAAAAGTGGGAGAACGTAAAACAGTGGTCGCCTATTAAGAAGGCGTTTGTTAAGATTACTGAACCTGCACATGCAGTCCTCATGGAGCATATTATCTCAGGTGATAAGGGTGATGGTGTTCCTAATATTCTTAGTCCAGGTGACACATTTGTAGAAGGCAAGCGTCAACGTCCTATTCGTAAGACTGTATTGGCTGAATGGAAGTTACAGAAGCCTGAGGAATGGGTGTCAAGTGATATGGCAGCACGTTACAATCGTAACAAACAATTGGTTGACCTGTCAATGACTCCAACCGAAATTAAAGAAGGTGTCATAGAGTCATATGAGAAACAACTAAATAAAGATAGAAGCCAACTTCTAAATTACTTTATAAAGTATCGTTTGAAAAACATGATGGACGTATTGGAGGATTTTTAATGTCAGATACTAATGGTGTGTTCGGTGAATTTACACAAGAAAAAGCCGATAAATATTCCCGTGAAGAATATTCTGTTTATGAATGGGTAGGTAAACATCTTCACAAAAAAACATATACCCGCAAATATTTTCCTGGTTCCGTTAATGGATACTCGGATTCTTTTGTCAGTGAGAAACTATAATGGCTAGAAAATTTAGACAATTTAATGATGCTCTTGACTGGGTATTTGAGGAAACCAAAAAAGACGAGCAAATTGCACGGCTGAAAGAAGTCGCATCAGCCAACCAAACAGTTGTTCCTTTGGTGCGTATTGGTGTCGGTGCTGAAAAAGTTGAGTGGGGTCTGCCTGAGGGTATGCCCGAAACAGCTAAATTGCAAGAGGATTTACCTGAAGGTATGGGTGAAACAACAATACAAATAGAATGGCGCCGTATCAAAACTTTCCTGGATCCTAATAGTAATCTACGCAATTTGCCGCCGTGGAAACAGGAAATGAATTGGATGCAGATCCTAGAAGGACTACATCCTACAGAGGCTAAAATTCTTACCGCAGTTAAAGATGGTGTGTTGCTTAAAATGTATCCTAAACTTGAGAAACTTTTAACGGATCTTGGTATTACAGAATACAATAAGCCGCCTGAAAAGAAAACACGCAAGCCACGTAAGAAGAAAACAGCCTAGTCAGGACGATACGGATCGTAGTTACGACCCCATTGCCAGCCCTCAGGTAGTGCGTCAGTTGCAGGGACTAGATGTTTTGTGCCGTTGGGCTCTACACACCAGCGCCTTGTGGGTCGATTAAGAGCAGACTCCTTAATCTTTTGTATTGACTCTGTTCTGTGTTTACGCCCATACATTGGGTTGAACTCACCTCGTCTAGTGCCTGTCATTGTTTTGGACACTTTATCACGAAACTCTTGAGAGCGTCCATTTATTACAGCAGGGTGATTATCACCTAGTTTTGCTTGTCGGATACGTTCTCGACCTTCAGGTGTATGCCAAGCGGTTCGATCACGGCAACGGTCAACAATAGGAAGATTTTGTTTGTTTAATGGTATGACATATTCCCGGACTAATTCAACATTAGACTTTTGGATAAGCATCTCCCGTGGCTTAGGCACATCCTGCAATGTATTCTCATCTACAATCCAGAATTCTTTGGGTGTTTTAAAAAGAAAAAATTTATTCGCTCGTGCCATTAATAAACTTGTTGCGATATTCTGCAACACCTACATGCCAAGGAACCCAGCGGTCATAATGTTTGCCGCCTTCTTTTACATACTTGCCTTTGCGTTTCGCGACCTGTTTATCCAGTGCTGTTTGAAGAATCGATCTTTCTCTACGCATCGCTTTACAGATATCTTTACGAACATTTCTACGCTCGCCTTTAGAAGTATAGTTATTACCCTTAGATCTTTTACCCTTTGCCATCATAATCTCCATATAAATAAAATAACATATTCAAGGTATTTATAAAGTTGAAATAAGACAAAAAAACACTTGACATTAGGACCAAAATATGCCATTATATGGTATAGTTAGATAGTTAAGGAGTTACTTATGACAATGTTTCAAGCAGATATTACAGTAGATTATGCAGATGGTTCCCGCGGAGGAAAAGTAATTTATGCCTCTTCCCGCGAGCAAGTTATGGACGATGCGTTCTATTTTGTTACTCAGCAAGTTACTGAATGTCGTGAGACTGACAATAAAGTTGTCGAATATAAAGTTAAATCGAAAGTATCTAAAAATGTCTAGTAAAAGCCATGCCAAACTAGTGGATGAGATCCAAGAAATAGTTTGCGATAACTACAATATTGAATGGGAAGAAGTTGCCAAGGTTCTTCGGGTGAAATTCAGTGGTCCATTGGCAGATTATGCGTCTGCTCTCGGACATAGATTATGGGTAGAAATACAAAATGACCTAATGCTTGAGGAATCCTATGACGGGACTTATTAAGTTCCTCCTAATTACCGCAGTAATACTTACTATTCTATCATTGCCAATGATAGCCGCAGTATATGACAAGCCATATACTTACAAAACGGTAGGTAAAACAGAGAATCCGCAGTCAGTTGGAATCCATACCATACACAAAGAAAAAGATAGAAAGTGCATAGGCGCATGTCAGGTGATTATGACAGGTGTTGCTCTGGAAGTATTGGGTGTGAATGTGTCAGGCACGGTTCGCAGTATAGGTAAAAAAGTGCTTGACATTATCCTATAAAGAGTGCATAATAAGGTATAGTTAGATGAAAGGAACTATTTTATGGCATATATTGGAGCACAAGAAGTTAAGGTAATTCGTCAGAATCTTAAGCAGACGTTTCCTGATTGCAAGTTCTCAGTTCGCAAGTCTTCAGGGGGTCACTCTGTAGATATTGCATTGTTGAAAGGTCCTGAGTTTGAGGTAGTTACTACTCGTATTCATGGTGAGGAACGTGAAGTGAACCTGAATGAAGGTCATACACCTATTAATCATCACCATACAAAACGTTTCTATGGTGAGAAAAATGCAGAGTTCTTTGATAAAGTTACTAGCATTGCAAAAGGTGATACATGGTATGACCGGTCAGATATTATGACTGATTATTTCGATACCGCCTACTACATTTCAATCAGTGTTGGTATGTGGGACAAGGATTATGAAGTTGCTTAAAAATAAAATAATATTAACAGACATTGATGGTGTTGTTCTAGACTGGGAAGAAGGATTCCTGGTCTGGATGCAACACATGGGACATGATTTGGTTGACGGCTACGAATACCTGTATGGTGTGGACAAACGGTTTGGATTGGCTAAGGAAGTTACAGACCAATTGGTTCGGCAGTTTAACGCATCAGCGGCTATAGGCTTTTTGCCGCCCTTGCGTGATGCACAATATTATATCAAGATGCTACATGAGAAGCACAAATACAAGTTTTTAGCTGTCACTAGCCTGTCATTGGATCCGTATGCACAAAAATTACGGACACGGAATCTGGGTAAGTTGTTTGGTAAGAACACGTTTGAGGACGTTATTTGCTTGGACACAGGCGCAGATAAGGATGAGGTTCTTATAGAACTATCAGAGAAATACCAAGGTTGTTACTGGATTGAGGATAAAGTTACGAATGCTCAGTTAGGTGGTCACATTGGTTACGATGCTTTATTAATGGAGCATGGTCACAATATGAAAGCCAAGGGTGATTTTCGTATTGTAAAAAATTGGGAGGGAATTTATAACTTGGTAACTAACGGAGATAAATAATGTTATGGCAACTTAAATATGCAGTTATGTCTTTTCTTCTGGGTTTTTCGATACTCG